AACATTTAGCACAAAAGATTGGTCGTATTCCTAACCTAAAAGTAGATGTACCTAATGGTAAGGATAGCGACAGAGCAAGACAGAAAGCTGAAAAAGTTGGAAGAATTGTTAATGCATATGATGAGGTACAAAAGCTAGATTTACAAATGCCACAAGTAGGTAGATGGCTACCCGGTTATGGTTTCTCTGTGTGGGTAATTAGAGAAAAGAGAGATGCTAATGGTACACCTTACCCTTGTGCAGAACTTCGTGACCCATACAACTGTTATCCTGGATATTTTGGTGCAGACCAGCAACCTAAAGATATGGCTATTGTTCGTAGAGTTCCTAAAGAAGCTCTAGCTAGAACATATCCTAAATATGCAAATCAAATATTAAATAAAGATGCTTATAACACAGATTTCCTAGGTGTAGGTAATGCCTATGCTTCTGCATATACAGACCAGTACAATGGCTCTTGGGCTAACAGTAATGGTGATGGCGACTTAATAGCAGAGTATTACAACTTAGAGGGAACTTATATTTTCCATATGACCTCTGCAACTATTCTTGACTTCATACCAAATCCACTAGATAGTGGACCTGCCTTTGTCATAGGTAAGAAATTTAGCTTTGACAGATTGCAAGGACAGTATGACCAGATCATAGGACTTATGGCTTCTATGGCAAAAATTAATGTGATGTCAATAATAGCAATGGAAGATGCAGTCTTTACAGAAACTAACATATCAGGAGAGATAGAGTCAGGACAATATCGTAAAGGTAGATTCGCTGTTAACTATTTAGCTCCAGGTACACAGGTTTCTAAACCAGCATCTAATGTTCCTTATCAGATTTTTCAACAGATAGATAGAATAGAACGACAACTTCGTGTTGGTGGTTCATATCCTACAACTGATGATTCACAATCACCACTAGCTTTTGCTACTGGTAGAGGACTTGAAGAGTTAGGTGCATCTATGTCACTTATGATTAGAGAGTATCACACAGTTATGTCTGATGCTATAGAGATGATTGACTCTAAGAGATTAGAGTGGGATGCAAAAATGTATGGAGGAGAATCTAAATCACTATCTGGTTATATGGATAATACTTTCTATTCAGAAACATACGATCCAGCAAAAGATATTAGTTCTTATAAGACACGAAGAGTGTATGGAGCTATGGCTGGATATGATGAACCACAGAAGATAGTTACAGGGCTGCAATTACTTCAAGCTGGTATTATTGATAGACAAACTTTACAAGAGAACCTAGATGGTTTAGATAACCTTGTCAGAGTTAACGATAGAATTACAAAAGAAAAAGCAGACAGTGTATTGTTTGATACATTGTTAGCACAAGCACAAGGTGGTGACCCTAAAGCAACTATGGCTGTTGTGCAGATAAGAAAGAATCCTGATGATATGCAAAATATCTTAGATAAGTTCTTTACAGCAGAAGAGCCAGAGATACCACAACCTGAACAAGAATTGCTTGGAGGAGGTGCCTTGCCACCACAAGGTACTCCACCAGGCATAGCTCAACTACTTGGTGGATTAGGAGGATAATGTCTATAAATAAAAAGTTTGAAGATATAGTAGATTTCTGTCTAATTGATGTTGATGAGTTAGGTGATGACATAATTTTAGAAGAAGATGTATTTAAGCCAAGAGGCAAGATGTACATTGATCAGCTACCTCCTTTAGTATTTCCATTTGGCTATATGGTTATAAGTTCAGCGTTTCAGTTTTTTGAAGAAGAAGAAGAGGATGAAGATGGCGAGATCACCGAGTAACAAAGGAATAACAAATAGAAATGCTAATGTTCCTCCAGCAGGTAGGAATTATGCAGACAATACACAAGCTGTTCGTAGAATACCTGGTGTAGAGTATGGTGAACAAAAAGAATTAACTGAACAGCAACAAGCTGCACCTTTACCAAAAGATGGAACACCACAACCACAAGCTAGAAGGCAAATGCCTAATATGGATGTGTTTGGAGCAACCCAAAGACCAACAGAACCTGTAACAGCAGGATTAGATATTGGACCAGGAGTAGGACCAGCAATTCCCCAACAACAAGGTGTAAGTGATTTGTTATACCAAATGTATGCTCTTACAGGAGATACAGCCTTATTACAGTTGGTGGATTTTGACTGATGGTAATTAAAAACTTTGGATATGATGATGACATCTATGATGACAATTTTCAAGAAACTTTTAAAACAAAAGCAGAAATATCACCTGTAGTTTCACAAGAGGAAGCTGAACGAGCAGCAAAGATTGCTAACAGTTATCCTAACTTACCACCTAGTGTTATTGCAGCAGCTGCACAATTAGGGCTAGGATTTGATGACAATAGATTAGAAGAGATTGCAAAAAAAGCAGCAGTACAAAAAGAAAATGCTTTTAATAAAATAAAAAGATTTACTTCTGAAAATCCTTTAGCTAACCAAATTAAAAACAATAGGTTTTTTCAAGTAGCTTCTAGTCCAATAGACAACATTGTCAAACCTGTTACAAGAACAGCAGTCACAGGGTTTGTAGATATTTATGAAGCTATATTTCCTGCTTTAGCAAGAGCTAATGAATTACAAGACCAAAACCCTGATATGGCTTTTGGAGATGCTTATAAACAAGCAGTTAAAGGAACACTAAGAACTCCTAAGATGTTAGAAGCTATACGATCTGGTGAACAATTTGATTTAGGCAGAGGCTGGTTAAAACTCTCTACTGATCCATCAGACACAAAAGAATATAAAAGATTAGTTTCTGCTGGTTATGACCCAATACAAGCAAGAGAGTATGTTTTAGAAAATGTATTAGGTACACAGATAGATATAGAGTCAAGAGAAACAGCAGAAAATATTGTACAGTTTCAAGGTGAGCTAGGACAAGAATTTAAAAATGCAGGACTTAATCCTTCTGTATCTCCTGGTAGAAAAGTATTTCAAGAACTTGGGTTATACGACTTATATGAACCAGGTACTAAACAAGCACAGTTTGGATCAGGAGCATTAGACTTTGGTTTCCAATTATTATCTCCTGAAAACTGGGCAACAGCAGGTGTTGGTAAAATTAAAGATGCTAAAAAACTATTTCAAGTTGCAGAAAGACTTGATGATGCAGGTGTTATTACAAAGGGTATAAGAAGTACCTTTCACGGACCTACTTTGCAACAGTATCTTGCTGGTGGTAAAGGTAAAGAGTTTAAAAAATTACTTTGGGAAAATGCTGATAACCCATTTGAATTTATGACTAGAACCAAACAATCTATTACAGATGCAACATTGTTCTCTGATTTAAAAAAACTTAAATCAGAATCAGGTCTAACAAAATATGATAGACAAGCAGAAGGAATTATGGATGAGTTTTTGTCTAGCAAAGTTGTACGAGAAGGTATGGATAAAGCAGAAGGTTTAGGATCAGCAAGACTTATAGAAGCAACCAATATGTATGTACCAGAAGTTATAAGAGGTAATGGTCTGCAAAAAGCTATGAAGCTATACTTCGCTCCTGCATTTGGTAGGTTAGTAGATGCTAATGACCCTGCTGATGCTTTACAAAATTTATATAGATTTACTTTACAATCTAAAGCATTTCTAAAACAATCTGAAGAAGGTACTGATTTAGCTAACAAACTGTTAAACAATGCTATTGATGCCTATGGAAAAGGTGGCGATATAGGAGCTAGTTTAAATAAAGTTGTATCTGACTGGCTAGAGGGTGATTTTAGAAAAGTTTTAATTGATTCAGGTGTTAAAGAATCTGTTGCAAAAGCAGCAACAAAAATAACTAGAGAGTTTTCTGATGATGCAAAGATTGCATCAGATATGAACAAAGGTTTATACGGAATGGATATGAATGGTAAAAACTTCCCTTTGACAGAAATTTTAAAAGGTGCTGGTGTTGATGATGTAACTAATCAAACTATAGGTAGAGCTTTATTTTCTACGCAACTTAACAACACTGTTTATTTACCAGAACTTAATGATGTTATAAAAGCATCTAATCAAATGAACAAAAACCTAAGAGGTAATATGACAAAACTTGTTGATACTATTGGTGGAGATAAGTCAGAATCTTTTATACAGTTTTTAGATTGGTATAACTCTAGTGTCTTTAAACCTTTAGCTTTGTTAAAACCTGCTTGGACTGTAAAAGTTGTAGGTGAAGAACAACTACGACTTATATCAAGAGGATTAGTTTCTGCACCTCTAGCACCAATACAAGTTATAGCTAGAGTATTTGGTAGAAGTGTCGGTGCTGATGAAGGTGGAAAACTTAGAAAAGGTGTTGATCCACTTACACCTGGAGAAGCAGCAGGAGGAGATTGGGCATCAGATTTAGCTTACTTAGATTCACAAACAGGTATAAACAATGTTAGAACACTAAGAAGAAAAGCAGTGAACCCTGGGCGTTGGGGTAAGTTTGATAAGACAGCTCCTGAATATAAACAAGCAGCAGTTCGTACTATTTATCAAATTATTAATGATGATGTTGCTGTGTTGTTAGCTAAGGTAGATGCTAGTGACTTAACACCTTTACAGAAAGAACAAGAGTTTAGAAAACTTGCAGATAGATTAAAAAACAAAGATTTAAAAGAACGATTAGAAAAAGTAGTAGGACAAGAATCACATCCTTTTAACAATGCTTTACGAGATGATGAAGTTGCTTTAGAGTATGTATATTATTTACGAGCAGCTTTAAACCAAACACTTGGTGGAAGAGTTATTGCAGATGAAGCATCTAGTGCATTGAATTGGGTACAAGATATAGCTAACAAAGATTTACTTAGTATGATTGCTAATGGTGGTAAGTTTACAACAACTAACGGAAAAAAAATGGGCTTTCTTGATGCAGCTGCTATTGCCAGATCTAAAGCAAAAGCAGATAAAGTTAAAAAGAAAATGGGAGATAAAGAGTTTGATAAGATAGCTGATGATTACATAAATGGAAAAATCACAGAAGAAGATTTGGCTGTAATAGCTCCTTTATTTAAAGAAGCACAAGATGATATTGTAAATGGATTTTTTGGTACTTACATAGAGGATATGCCAGAATTAGTTAGAGGTTATGTTGATCCGACTTTCCAATTAGAAAAAGCATATGACAAAACTATAAACAGTATGTTTACAACATTGATGACACTTCCAACTAATAAACTATCTCGTTCACCTGCATTTAGAAGATTATATTGGAAACGAGTATCAGAAACAATAGAGTTTCTAGGTAAAGATGCAAGAGATGAAATGGTTACTATTGCAAATACTGCTCTTAAAGAATTTACAAAGTATGACCCTAAACTAGCAGGGTATCTTAAAAAGATAAATAATGCTAAGTTCTCTGGTCCTGCTGAAGCTATTACAGATGTAAAACTTTACGACAAGATGATTGCATCAGATGCTTTGACACAAACTAAAAAACTTCTTTATGATATATCAGAGAGAACTGTTGTAGGAGATTCACTTAGATTTGCTTTTCCATTCTTAGAGGCTTACCTTGAAATCTTTAAAACTTGGTCAGATATTACAAACAAAGCTGGTGGTAAAAACTTAGTTAACCTTAACAAGTTAGTACAAAGTGGTAGTGAACCAAACCCATTAGCCGATCCTTCAGGACAAAGAGGATTTTTCTACACTAACCCTGTAAATGGAGAAGAAGTCTTTGGTTATCCAGGTACAGGTCTAGTACAAAAATGGATGTTCCCTGAGTTTGAAGGAACAGGAGTAGAAGCAGAGTTTCCTGTGTATGTATCATCTCTTAACTTAGTAGCAGATATTATGCCTGGTGTAGGTCCAATCATAAGAGTACCTGCTAGTTATTTAAGAAAACAATTTCCAGCAGAAGGTAAATACAATAAGTTAATATTTGGTGACTTTACACCACCTAGTGGTTTCTTAAACAATGCTGTACCATTTCCTGCTTGGTTAAAGAAATTCTATCAAGCATATAAACAAGGTGGAACTGGTAGTGCAGATTTAAACAGAATGTTTAACAATACTGTTATAGATACTTACAAAGCATTAATTTATGCTGGAGCTATTGATGACTCAACTCCACAAGGAGCAGAAGAAGGTTTGCAACTAGCTACAGATTATGCACAAAGAATATTTATGATTAGAGGTGCATCACAACTTATAGGTCCAGCAGGTGCAGCTTCTCCTATATGGTCAGTAACAGATAAGTCAGGTAATGCTTTCTTCGTAGAAGCTCTTGCAGATACATACAGAGATTATAAGTCTTCTGCACAAGGTGATGACTATGAAGCAACACAGAGATTTATACAAGAGTTTGGTCTTGATCCAACAGCTATGTTAACTTCTAAATCCAGATCAGTAGTTGCAAGACCAGCCACAGTGTTTAGTGCAGATTGGGCTAGGGAAAATAAAGACTTGTATGAAGATTTTAATACTACTGCTTTTTACCTAACTCCTACAGATGTTGATAATGAATTTAGTTATGATGCTTACCTTAATGCTTTATCTGATGGAACACTTGCACCAAGAACACCTGAACAATGGGTGTTAGCAAAGAACAGGTTGTTAGGTTCTATTGCTTATGAAAACTTTTTAAGAAATACAAAGATAGGTGATTCAACACTTATGAATACAAATGTTAAAACTGCACAGTTACTTAAATGGATGAAGCAGTCACAACTTATGGAACAATACTGGGGTTATGGACAAGATGCAGGATTTGAAGTAGATAAACCTGATACTGATTTCTTACTTAGAGAAATGGGTGGGGAAACATATCTACCAGATCGTTCATCTAGTTTCGTTACTGGTTGGATTAATGAAGATTACACACCTATAGAGAAATTAAAAGCTAATAATGCAGCTATTGCTTATGGTAAATATAGACAACAGTATGACAGAATAGTAGCTGAAGCAATTAAAAGAGAGTATGCACCTAGTTCTATAAAAAGTAATAAGGATTTAGTTAAAGCAAGACAGTATTTAAGAAATTATGCGACTAAACTTATATTAGAATATCCTGAATTTGGACCTCTTTGGAATAGCATTTTAGAAAATGACCTTAGAGAAGAAATATCAGATATGGAATTATTAGGTATGTAGATGAATGATGTAGATAAATTTGTAGCAGCAATCGTAGAGCAGGATAGTCTTGCAGGTTCAAACCCTATATTATCTGAAGATGATATTCAACAAATGCAACTTATGGGTTCTGTAAATGATGTACAAATGTACGCTATAGAAAAAGGTATTGATGCTGGTAAGGTAAACAATGCTTTAATATCTACAGGACTTGATACTTCATCTGACCCAATGGCTGATCTCACTGGATTATTTGGTTTTGGAGAAGCAGAAAAATCAATCATAGGTGGATTACCAAGTGATTACTCACCAAGAAATGCAGGAGCAACAGATTTTTATAGAGAAGGTGATGAGTACAATATCTTTGCTAACTTACCAACAGAAGATTTATATAGTTTACAAGCAAGACTTATACAAGGTGGTTTATTAGCTAGAGGTGCATTTACACCTGGTGACTTTGATTCAAGTACAGCAGGAGCTATACGATTAGTATTAAGCAGACAAAATAGAATTGGTGTTAAATCAGGAGAAAAATCTACTGCTTGGAATGAATCATTACTGTTATATCAGAATGAACCATTACCAAGTGGAGAAGAAGTTTCTGTTTATTTACCACCAGACTATGCAGAAGTATCATCAAGAGTAAGAA